ATTTATTAATAAAATAAAAAAAATTTTTATCCCATCTAGACAAGGGACAAAAGATTGTAATCACGAAAACAACGTGACAAGAAAAATAAAGTATTGTCTCGATTGCAACAAAGTAATACAGGAATATTAGAATGACTAAACGATTTGGAAGTGGAAATAAAAAAGTAATTAAAGCTAGAGATTTAGACGGAGACGGAAAAAAATCTAGTTATGAGATGGCAAGAGCTAAAGGAATGGCTAAAGGAATGGGAGCACGTTTTGAAGCTAAAAAAGGTGGTAGCGCTTATCATACAACTAAAGATGGTAGAAGAGTTAAGAAAGGTCTTTACTACTACATGAACAAAAGAAAGAAAGCAGGAACTAGCAGAAAAGGTACTGGAACAGTATCAGCTAAAGCATTAAAAAGATCAGCTAAAACTGCGAAGAAGGCATAATGCGTAAAGCTGACAATATGCCAGCTAGAAACAAGAAGAACTTCAGACCTACGAAGTCTGGAGCAGGCATGACACGAGCCGGTGTTGCTGCCTATAGAAGAAAAAATCCCGGTTCTAAATTAAAAACAGCGGTCACTGGCAAGGTCAAACCAGGATCAAAAGCTGCTAAACGACGTAAGTCGTATTGCGCTAGAAGCGCCGGCCAAATGAAACAATTTCCGAAAGCAGCAAAAGATCCTAATTCAAGACTAAGACAGGCGCGTAGAAGATGGAAATGTTAAATGAAAAATGCAATATTAGATGCTTTAGAAGATAGGTATACAGCACAAATTTCAGAAGCAGACGCTACCATTAAAATATATTTAGAAAATTCTGTAGGTATTGGGGAACACCCACAACATATAGATGAGATAGATAAACTATTTCAAAAAATTGCAGATGCTCAAGAAAAGCTACAAGCAATTAAAGATTTTAGGGAGCCTAGAGATGCCCTTTAAATCTGAAAAACAAAGACGTTATCTATACAAAAACGAACCTGCCATAGCTAAAAAATGGACTAAAAAATATGGTAGTAAAATAAGCAAACCAAAGAAAAGGAAAAAAAAATAATGGATGAAATGACATTTATAGATAAAATAAAAAAAATAATAAAGATGAGACATGATGATATAGTATCGGCAATGGCGTCTGGTGGTGTTGACAATATGGAAAAATACCAGTATATGCTAGGACAGATACGAACGTATCAGTATTTAAATCAGGAAATATCCACCCTGCTAAATAAAAAGGAGCAAAATGAACAAGACGGAACAGTTATCAACATCAACTCAAAAACCAAAGATTGAGTTACCAAATAAAGAATTAGTCGGTGTAAAACCAACTAAGAAAAAAGAAATTAACGAATCTTCAAAACTACCAAATCCAACAGGTTGGAGAATTTTAGTTTTACCTTTTAAACAAAAAGAAAAAACTAGTGGTGGAATTATTTTAGCAGACGATACAATAGAAAGATCACAAGTAGCATCAACTTGCGGTTTAGTATTATCCATGGGCCCGCACTGCTATGACAAAGAAAGATATCCAGAAGGTCCTTGGTGCAAGAAAGGTGATTGGATTGTATTTGCAAGATACGCCGGATCACGAATTAAAATAGATGGGGGTGAGATAAGACTTCTAAATGATGATGAAGTTTTAGCGACCGTGGAAAACCCTGAAGATATATTCCACGAATTTTAATAATCATAGGAGGAACTATGCCAGACGAAGAAAAAACAGTTAATCTTGATACATCCGGACCGGGTGCAAGAGTAGAACTGCCAGAAACAGAAAATGAAGAAACAAAAACATACGAGAAAAAGGAAAATAAAAATGAAGCAAATGTTGTATACGATGATCAGCCCGCTGACTCATCTGAGAAACCTAGTGAGCAGTCTAATGTTCGAGATGAAAAGAACGAAGGCGGTGAGGTTACACAGAAAACTGACGAAGCAAAAAGTGATCAACAACAAGATAACACTCAAGCAGTTGAAGAATATTCTGAAGGAGTTAAGAAAAGAATAGCTAAACTGACTAAAAAAATGCGTGAAGCTGAAAGACAAAGAGAAGAAGCTATCGCATTTGCACAACGAGTTAAACAAGAACGGGATCAATTTGAAGCTAAGTCAACATCTTTAGATAAAAACTATGCTACCGAAATGGAAGGTAGAATTTCTTCTTCTTTAACAGCAGCCCAAGAAAAATTAAAAGCTGCAAGACTAAATGAAGATGCTAAAGCTGAAGTAGAGGCTTTAACTCAAATATCTCAGTTAGGTTATGAACAAGGTAAATTAGCAGAAATAAAGACTCAACATCAAATGGAGGAAACTGCTGCTAAAGAAAAACCTGTAAGAGCCCAACAACCTATCCAACAACCAGCTCCAGTAGACCCTAAAGCAGAAGCTTGGGCTGAAAAAAATGATTGGTTTGGTAAGGATAATGCTATGACTTACACAGCATTCGATCTACACCGAAAATTAACGGAGGAAGAAGGTATGGATCCACAATCTGATGAATATTATGCAGAAGTGGATAAAAGAATAAGACTTGAATTTCCCCACAAATTTGGTAATAGTGTAGAAAAACAGACTAGTAAACCTACACAAAACGTTGCCTCTGCAACGCGTAGTACAAAGACTGGTCGCAAACAAGTGAGACTCACATCTTCTCAAGTCGCAATAGCGAAAAAATTAGGTGTGCCACTAGAAGAGTATGCGAAACAACTTATAAACACGAAGGAGGTATAGGCATATGAATACAAAGAAACCAACTCGTGCGAGCCAAGTAAAAAGTGATACAACAAAAGTTGAATCACAAGCAAAAGCGGTTAAACCGAAAATGCAAAATAAACCTTGGACTCCACCATCGTACTTAGATACGCCCAACGCGCCAGACGGATTCAGACACAGATGGGTCAGGATAGAAGTCTTGGGATTTGTTGACACGAAAAACATACAAGGACGCTTAAGGTCCGGGTATGAGTTAGTAAGAGCCGACGAATATCCTAATGAGGACTTTCCAGCAATCACCGACGGCAAATACGCAGGGGTTATCGGGCACGGAGGCCTAGTGCTGACTAGGGTACCGGAAGAGATCGCAAGGTCAAGACAAGAGTATTTTGCACAACAAGCGCAAGATCAACAGGCCGCAATCGACAACGATCTTATGAAGGAACAGCATAGGGGAATGCCTATCGATATTGATATGCAAACTCGTACGACCTTCGGTGGCAAGAAAAGTTAAAAATTTTTAACACTTCAACCCAGCGAATAAATTAACCGTGAGTGGAGGCCCGCAAGGGTAGCTCACATAAGGAGAAAACAACTATGGCTAATAGTTCATCAACTGGGTTTGGATGCAAACCCATTAAAATGTACGGCAATGGTTATGAAAACATGGGTTTAGGTGAATACCCTGTTGCAGCGTCTTCATCTGCGATATACTTTCAAGATTTAGTATGTCAAGCAGCTAGTGGATATGCTGTGGTAGGAATAGCTGGTACTGAAGATATTATCGGCTCTCTAAACGGTGTTTTTTACACTGATGCTACTACATCAAAGCCTACGTTCCAGAACTACCTACAAGGTAGTAATACTGCTACTGATATTGTTGCTCTTGTTAACGACAGTCCGTTACAACAGTACGAAATCAGAAGTAACAACACTGGAGCTTCGGCACAAACAGACGTTGGTAATACAGCTGATATTGCATATAGTGCAGGTGGATCACCTAACTATGTGTCAGGAGCGACTCTAGATGATTCGACTCTTAACAATAACGCTGACCAACAAGTTAAAATAATAGGTGTCTCAAGAGACCCGGAAAATAGTGACCTTACATCTGCGAATGTAGTATGGAGAGTTATTATTAACCAGTCGTTCTTCTTGGATACTACAGGGGTATAAGGAGGATAATATGGCTATATCACGTAATCAACTAGTTAAAGAACTAGAGCCAGGTTTGAATGCCTTATTCGGCCTGGAATACAAACAGTATGAAAATCAGTCAGCTGAAATTTATACTACAGAGTCATCTGACAGAGCTTTTGAAGAAGAAGTTATGTTGTCAGGTTTCGCTCAAGCACAAGTAAAACCAGAAGGTTCAGGTGTTACATACGATAATGCTCAAGAAACTTTCACAGCTAGATACACTAACGAAACAATTGCGTTAGCGTTTGCTATCACTGAGGAAGCTATTGAAGACAACTTGTATGATAGACTTGCTTCTAGATATACAAAAGCTTTAGCAAGATCTATGGCTCAAACTAAACAAGTAAAAGCAGTTAGTCCATTAAACAATGGAATGCCTGGAGGAACTTTCAATTCAGGTGACGGTGTTACTTTATTTAACACTGCGCATACTACTATTGCTGGATCGTTTTCGAACACTCTAGCAACTGCTGCAGACTTAAACGAAACATCTTTAGAGCAGTCTTTAATTGACATTGCAGCTCTTACAGATGAAAGAGGTTTAAAAATCGCAGCTAAAGGTATGAAAATGATCATTCCATCTGCACTACAATTCACAGCTGAAAGACTTATGGCTTCTGCTGGTAGAGTTGGAACTGCTGATAATGATGTTAACGCTATCAAATCTATGGGGATGATTCCTCAAGGATACTCTGTTAATAATTTCTTAACAGATACTGATGCGTTCTTTATCATTACAGACGTGCCAAATGGTATGAAACATTTCGAAAGAACTCCATTAACTACTAAAATGGAAGGTGACTTCGATACTGGTAATGTTAGATACAAAGCTAGAGAAAGATACGTTTTTGGCGTGTCTGACCCTAGAGGTATCTTCGGATCACCAGGAGCGTAATACTTAAATTTTTTTGTGGCGGGACACAGTTCCGCCACAATCATAAAATAGAAAGCAAAAACCATGAAAAAATTCCTAATAAACATATATGCATACGATCTTCATGCTAGATTTGAAGTAAAATCTAATGATGATGCGGTTTCTCTAGAACAAGCAATAGTTGACAAACTAGGAGAAAATGTTATAACTTGGGAATCAACGGGAATGTTTAGTAATACTCCCTATCGAATAACCTATGAGGAGGTTAGTGATGATACAAGACCTTTACAAAGCAAAAAGGTCCTTGGAGTTGAAGTGGGAACAGGAGCATCTATCTAATGGTAGATATACTCTTGAAATGGTCAGAATTGATGACAAAGTTAGAGAAGTCATTACAAAGATCAAGCTGGAAGAAGCAGCAATTGCTCACAGGCATAACACTATTGAAGATGCCGCTCCACAAGTTTCTGTAGCTACTTAATCAAAAGCTACATTGCTGAAATGCATAAATACCGTAGGCTCTCTTGCGCTTCACTTAAAAATACTATATAAAAAACTCACTAAGATATTAATAGAACATAAATTGGTTATCTTTTTCTTAGTAAGATAACTGGCGCATAGGAGGCGCTGATTATATGACAACACACTTTTCAAACGGAGTAACAAACGTAAGAGGAAAAGATGGAGATACTTCTTTATTTAGTGGTATCAAACAACCTCTAATTACTGGTGGTTATGGGCAAGAAGTTGCTTATCAAAATGACTGGGTAATTTATAACTCAGGTGATTGGGATGTAACATCTGGTGGTGGTTCAGACTATCAACTAGTAGATTATGCTGGTGGATGGTTAAGACTTGGAGATGATGCTCCAGCTGCTGGAGAAATTACTGGTATTTCTGGTAAAGAAGTATGGAACTATAACTCTGCTAAGCAATGGTGGTATGAAACTAGAATTGCCGTAACAGACGTAACTGAAATGAATTGGTTTGTAGGTTTTGCAGACAATGCATTTGTTGATCCAGCAACTGTACCAACTGACTGTATTGGTTTCTCTCACTTAGAAGATACTACAACTATTCAATTCTTATCTAGAAAGAATGGTGCTGGTACATCTTTTGATATGACAGACACTTCTGGTGGAAGCACTTTTGCAATGTTAGACTCTACTGTCCCAACTCAAACTGCAACTCAATTTGAAATCCCATCTAACTCTGTTAGATTAGGTTTTCATTTTCAACCTGCAGGAACTGAACTTGGTCAATCAAGTGCACAATACAAATTGTACTTAGACGGTAAGAAAGTTGGAACGCAAGCAGCTACAACTGTTCCAGATGATATAGCTTTAGAACTAAAAATTTTCATAGAAAATAAAGGTACTACTGCTAATCAACTAGCGACAGATTGGGTTCAAACGATCCAACAAAGATAATAAATTTAACTAGGGCCCTTCGGGGCCTTAGTGTAAATTAATAGGAGAAAAAAATTATGGCAAACGTATCACAAGTTAAAGCGCAATTTGCAACTGATGTAACAGCTACAGCTACAACAACAATTGCTGCTCTTCAAACTTTAGGTGGGGCAGGTAATATGACTCTTGCTGCTGCTGCCGCAACTTTTGGCGGAACTGGATCTTCTCAAAAAGTAAGTTTAACTTCTGGTGGAAACATTAGTGCAGTTACTTTTACAATTACTGGAACTGATTCTAAAGGAAATGCACAAAGCGAAGACTTAACTGGTCCAAATGCAACTACAGTGTTTAGTACAAAATTTTATAATACTGTTACACAAATTGCTGCTGACGCAGCTGTTGGAACTAATACTTCTGCGGGTGTTTTAGGTGGTGCTGGTGACTTAGTATCAATTATTTTTGGTGGAAGAACTAGAATAAGAGGAATGCACGGTGTTTTAGCTGGTGCAGGAAATTTAACTTTTAGAGATGGTTCTTCAACTGGAACAGCGTTACTAACTTTATCTGCAAGTGCAGGAGATCTAGATCCATATATTCCAGATGATGGAGTATTATTTCCTAATGGAGCGTATTTAACTGCTGACCAAGGTGACATTACAGGTTTAACCGTATTCTACGACGGGTAAGGAGCTTAAATGGCCAACACTACTTCAGGCTCTTATGTTTTTGATAAGAACCTAGGCATAGATGAGATTATTGAAGATGCATATGAACGTATTGGTATGCAAGGTGTTTCTGGCTATCAATTAAAAACTGCTAAAAGATCTTTAAATATTTTATTTTCTGAATGGGGAAATAGAGGACTTCAGTTTTGGGAAGTAAAAAATCAAAACGTTACATTAGTAGATGGACAAGCGGTATATACTTTTTATCGTTCACCTTCTGATGGCACTTCTTCTGGTATTTCAACTACATTATCTGCAGGAATAAATACAAGCGTTACTACAATTGGAGTTGCTTCAGTTACAGGTCTGCCGACAACTGGCGGAATAATTATTATTGGAACTGAACAAATTACTTACACAGGTATTTCTTCATTAAATTTAACTGGATGTGTAAGAGGAGTTAATGGTAGCACGGCTGCTACACATAATACTGGCGACGCTGTTTTACAATTTCCAATTGGTATGACAGATATTCAAGAAGCAGACTATAGAGTTAAATCTACTTCAGTTGATACACCAATGACAAAAATTAGTAGATCACAATATCAAGGTTTTTCAAATAAAACTTCGACAGGTTTACCTACACAGTATTGGGTTCAAAGATTTATAGATAAAGTTACAATGACTTTATATTTAACCCCAGGTGCAGCTCAAGATGGGAACTATATTAATTTTTATTATACAAAAAGAATTGACGATGTGGGTGCTTATACAAATGCAACTGATGTACCCTATAGATTTGTTCCATGTATGATTTCAGGTTTAGCATATTACTTAGCTGTCAAATACGCACCACAGAGAGTACAAGAATTAAAACTTTTATATGAAGATGAATTATTAAGAGCAGAAGATGAAGATGGTTCTTCTAATTCTACTTATATATCTCCTAAAATATATTACCCAGGTATTGGTTAATGACTACTTTTTCGCAAGGTAAATATGCTTTAGCTATTTCAGATAGATCAGGCATGGCTTTTCCATATAACGAAATGGTTAGAGAATGGAATGGTGCCCTGGTCCATGTTTCAGAGTACGAGCCTAAACAACCACAATTAGATCCTAAACCAACAAGTGCAGATCCGCAAGCTTTACAAAGAGCTAGAACTGCAAGAACAGAATTTCCAACAGAAGATTTTTTAATAAATAATCCAATTACAACTGCGGCTGCTGATGCAACTGTTTCTATAGCTTTTGAAAATGGTGCTATGCAGGTAAATGATTTTGTTAGATTAAGAGATGTTAAATCTCCAGTGGGTGGTGTTGCTATAACTACTTTACAGTTATCTACAACTTTAAATGGTGCGTTAACAGATTCTGTTACAACAATTACATTAACAGATGGTTCCGCATTTCCAACATCTGGTTTTATAGTTATTGAAAAAGTAAATAACACAACAGGACTTTATGAAAATGAAGTTATCGAATATACAGGAAGATCTACAAATGATTTAACAGGATGCACAAGAGGAACAAGTGCTCCTTACAGAGGAGTTAGTCCTGTAAATACAACTGCAAGCTCACATGCAACTGGAGCTAAAGTATTTGGGGCATATAAAATAGCTACACTTAATGAAACTTCTTCACCAGCAGGTTATAATGATAGTGCGGGTAATCCAGCAACTATAACTACACAAACGGGTTTTACATTTGAGTTAGTTAATAATGCTAGTAGTGCAGAAACAGGGGGCGGTTTACAGTGTACAGTTGGACCGATTAATGATAGAGGTTAATTATGTCAGGAGTTAAAAAATACGATTACAGCACATTAACTGCAGCGATAAGAAGTTATACTGAAGTAGATGATAGTGTTTTTACACAAGCAATCATCGATGAATTTATAATGGGAGCTGAATTTAGAATTTATCAAGAACTTCCTATGGACTCTCAAAGATTTGTTCAAGAAGGTACATTAGCTGCTGATGACAATACAATTAATTCACCAGCTGGAGCTTTATTTATAAGAGGTGTTGAAGTATTTAATTCTACTTCAGCTACTACAGGCAATGGAAGTTGGTTAGAGAAAAAAGATCAAACATATTTATCGGAATATACAGATAGATTAACAGGACCAGAAGGCGATCGTACAGCTCAAGATGTAACAGGTTTTCCTAAATACTATGCAATGTTTGGTGGTGCGGATAATACTACTGATACTTCATCAGGAGGTATGTATTTAGCCCCTACGCCCGATGCTAATTACAAATTCAGAATATATTATAATAAAATGCCAAATGGACTTGGGTCTGGTACTGGTTTTAATAATAATACTTATTTAAGTACATATTTTCCACAGGGTCTGTTATATGCATGTTTAGTAGAAGCATATGCATTTTTAAAAGGTCCAACGGATATGTTGACATACTACGAAAATAGATATAAAAATGCTATACAACAGTTTGCAGGTATGCAACTAGGAAGACGAAGACGAGACGATTATACTGACGGAACAGTTAGAATACCAGTTAAGTCACCGTCTCCGTAAATTGAGGAGAAAAAATTATGGCAATAACATCGGCAATATGTAACAGTTTTAAAACAGAAATTTTAAAAGCTGTACACAATTTTACAGCTACTACTGGAAACACTTTTAACATTGCGTTGTACACAAGTTCTGCAACTTTAGGAGCCGGTACTACTGCTTACAGTTCATCAAACGAAATAACAAATTCATCTGGATCTGCTTATTCTGCAAAAGGAAAAGCTTTAACTAGTGTTACACCGGCTTTAGATTCAACAACTGCAGTTTGTGATTTTGCAGACATCTCATGGACGTCTGCATCTTTTACAGCTAATGGTTGTTTAATTTTTAATGATACAGCAACAGGTGACCCTGCAGTTTGTGCAGTGGCTTTTGGAGGAGACAAAACAGTTTCTTCTGGAACATTCACAGTTCAATTTCCAGCGGCAGCAGCAACAACAGCTATAGTTCGAATAGCATAAGGAGTAAGTCCTTATGTCGGTAATCCGAACATTCACAGTAACAGTCAGCGACCCTGGATCTGGCAATAAATATTTTATTGACGGTGTACAACAAGATACAATAAATTTAGCCGAAACAGGGACTTATGTATTTAATTATCCTTCGGCTCATCCATTTAGATTTTCTACAACATCAGACGGAACACATAATTCTGGAAGTGAGTATACTACCGGCGTAACCGTAAACAGTTCAACACAAGTTCAAATAACTGTTGCTGCTTCAGCACCAACTTTATATTATTATTGTTCAATTCACCCAGGAATGGGTGGACAAGCAAATACAGTAGAACCTGACTCCTATGGAATGTTTGCATGGAATGTAAATGAATGGGGTTCGCAAGATGGAATTAATGTTAGTCTAACAGCACCTTCAGGTTTAACTTCATCAACAGGATCAATTGCAGCTTTTTCTGAACAAGGATGGGGATCAGATAGTTGGGGATATGAAAATTGGGGGGAAAGTGGTTTTAGAGTTTTAGTTTCTGGAGTATCCGCAACTGCATCCGTAGGTGAAATTGTTGCTTCTGCAGCACAAGGATGGGGTAGAGCTGAATGGGGTGAAGCACCATGGGGCGAAAGTGATAATCCAGTTGTAACACTTGATGGTTTAAGTATGACTTCTTCTGTTGGAAGTGTAACAATTCAAGATGAAATAAATACAGGTTGGGGTCAAGATGGATGGGGTGTTGAAAACTGGGGTGCATCGGGCTTAACAGTAGAATTAACAGCACCTAGTGAACTAACTTCTTCATTACCAGATACAACATGGGGAGCTCAGGGTTGGGGAGGTTCTTCTGATTCAGGAGATGTTGGTGTTACTTGGGGTGGAGATTTTATTTTAAATGTAGCAGATGTTATGGGAGTAACAGGGGTTTCTGCAACATCGGCAATAGGTTCTCCAACAATTATATTATCTCCAACAATTTCGTTAACGGCACCTTCAGGTTTAACATCTAACGTTGGAGCACTTTCTGTTGGTGATATAACTATTGGTTTATCAGGATTTGGTTTAACTTCTGCAATAGGAGCAATAACTCCAGCAGATGTTGTAGGTATAAGTAGTGCAGGGGTCGCAACAACCGGAGTTGGATCAATTACTGTTGACGAAAGTTTAATAGTCAGCATTACTGGCGTAGGAGCGACTAGTAGTGTAGGATCTGTAATAACAGAAGTTGCCTATACTTTAACGGCACCAGCAACTTTAACGTCTGGAGTAGGTGCAATAACACCTGCAGATGTTATAGGATTAACTGGTGTAGAAGCTACGACAGCCGTAGGAAATGTTGCACCATTAGGTTATTTTGATGTTGATATTACTGGAAATACAAATTATAATGATATTGACATAACAGGTAATACATCTTATACAGATGTAGCTTAATTGAAAAGAGCACAGGAGAAAAATTATGGCATCAACTTATACGGATCTTGGCCTAGAATTAATGGCTACTGGTGAAAACGCCGGTACATGGGGAACAAAAACTAACGCAAATTTAAGTTTAATTGAACAATTAACTGGTGGATTTTTAGAAGTATCTATCGCAGGTGGTGCACAAACTACAGCTTTAGATATCGACAATGGTGCTTTAACAGGTACAGCTCAACAAAGAGTTATTAAATTATCAGGAAGTATTTCTGGAAATCAAATTGTAACTTTCCCATTACTTACAGAAAATTTTTATATTATTGAAAATGCAACTTCAGGTGCTTACACAGTACAATTAAAAGCAGCTTCTGGTTCAGGTGCAACAGTTACTTTTGCAACAACAGATAAGGCACATAAAATTATTTATCTTGATGGTGTAGCAACAAACACTGGTGTTTATGACACTGGTTTTGGAAGTGGAGACGTAACACTTACAGGCACTCAAACTTTAACAAACAAAACTTTAACTGCACCTAAAATAGGAACTTCTATTTTAGATACTAACGGAAATGAATTATTTTTATTAACTGCTACAAGTTCAGCGGTTAACGAATTAACATACGCTAACGCAGCGACTGGAAATAACCCTAGCTTTACAGCATCTGGTGAAACTAACGTAGGTATTAACTTTGTTCCAAAAGGATCAGGTGTTTTACAAGGTAATGGTTCTGCTTTAAAAATTGCTGGTAAAGAAACTATATGGGTTCCAGCTACAGCTATGTATGGCCCAACTACTAATCCTGCAGATTCAGCTTTAGTTGAAACAACAGCTACAAGACCAGATTTAAACGTATTTGATTTTGATGCTGGTACAAAACAATATACTCAATTTACAATAGGAATGCCAAAATCATGGAATGAAGGAACGGTAACTTATCAAGTTTACTGGTCTCCAAGCACAACTAATACAGGTAACTGTATTTTTGGTTTGCAAGGTGTTGCATGTGCAGATGGTGACACTATTGATGTTGCATACGGAACAGCAGTAGATATTACAGACGCAGGCATAGGAACAGTTGAAGACCAACAAGTTTCAGCTGAAAGTAGTGCAATAACAATTGCCGGTTCTCCTGCAGCAGGTGAACAAACTTATTTTCAATTATATAGAGATGCGGCAGCCGGTGGAGATACTTTTACTGGAGAAGCAAGGGTTTTAGGTATTAAACTATTTTATACTACTGACGCAGCTAACGACGCATAAGGAGAATAAAATATGGCTTTTGGGTATCAAGTTTTAGGATTTGGATCAGGCGGTGGTTCCACTGTCTACGACGTTGATTATTTAGTTGTCGGCGGCGGCGGAGGAGCTGGGGCCGGAGCAGGCGGAGGAGCAGGCGGCTTTAGAACATCCACAGATTCTGCTGTTATAGAATTAGAAGCAGGTGACTATACAGTTACAGTCGGCACTGGTTCAGGACCTGTTCCAGGAAATGACAGTTGTCCAAGAGGCGGAGATTCAGTTCTTAGTACTATTACATCAACAGGTGGCGGTGGCGGTGGCTACGGTGCACCAGAAAAAGATGGTGGAAGCGGAGCGTGCCCTGCAGGATCAGGTAATACACCTCCTTTTAGTCCTAACCAAGGAAATCCAGGAGGGCCAGGAAATATTAATGGTGGCGGTGGCGGAGCTAACGCAAGTGGTAGCTCTACAAGTAGTCCAGCAGGAGCCAATGGAGGAGCTGGAAGACCAAGTACTTTATCAGGTTCAGATGTAACTTACGCCGGTGGCGGCGGAGGTGGTGGATATATTCCTTCACCTGGAGGTGGATCTGGCGGTTCAGGCGGCGGAGGAAATGGTGCTCCTAGAACTGGCTCAGGATCAGCAGGAACAAACGGACTCGGCGGCGGAGGCGGCGGAATGGGTTTTGATAGCTCTCCTCCAAACGGACAAGGCGGTTCAGGTATCGTAATTGTTAAAGCACCTGCTACTGCAACACTAGGTGTTTCTCCAGGAACTAATTCAACTGGAACACATCCAGATGGAAGTAAATTAGCAACATTTACAGTGTCAGGGACACTAACAGTATCGTAATGGCAAGTTTTGCAGAATTAAAACCAAGTAATAATGTAGTTCTTAGAACTGTTAAAATTGGTGATGACGTACCAACATCGGATGGTCCTTTAGGTGAAAATGACATGCACCCTGATGGAGAAACTTATTGTACAAATCTTTTTGGTGGTGGAATTTGGAAACAATGTTCAGCAACAGGTGCATTTAGAAAACAAAATGCAGGAATAGGTGATACATATGATGCGGTTAAAGATAAGTTTATCAGACCACAACCTTATCCATCTTGGACTTTAGATTCTAATGATGATTGGCAAGCTCCAGTAGCAGTGCCGAATGAATCAACTTTAATTCTTGATGAAAACGTAAGCGTATTAAAATTTCCCTATTGGGTTGAAGAAGAATATAGATGGGAAAGTCAAGATCTTTTAGCAGATCCAATGGTTAATTACTATTGGAATACAGACACATCTTCTTGGACATCTTACTAATCTTTACTTTATCGTAAATACTGATATATATTCATACTATAAA